ACTGCACGTGTAGAGCTTGCAAATGAAAAGGCATGCCTTACAGCAAAAACGCTAGAGCTATCAACTTCAGAGGAAAATCAAACTCAAGCAATAACGCTTCTTGAGAAATTAAAAAGAGAATGCAAAACAGCTGACGTAAGTGAAGAAACAAAACAACTAAAAGCAAAAATATCTACATTGAATACAGAGATCAACGATATAGATGCGAAAAGGATGCTATCTGCTCAAAATATAGGAAGAGTAGAGACAGAAATTGCAACGTTAAATGCAGAGCGTGAAAAGTATAGTGATCTCAAAAATCGGTGGGAAATCTACAAGCTATTCATAGGTGCTGTTTCTAAAAAAGGAATACCACTCCAGATTATCATGAGTCAGCTTCCAAATATCAACAAGGAAATATCAAAAATTCTACAAAATACAGTAGGATTTACAGTTGAATTAGAGGCAGATCCAAATACAAATGCTATGGACATCTACATTAATTACGGTGATTCAAAAAGAATTATAGAACTAGCATCAGGTATGGAGAAAATGATTGCATCACTTGCAATAAGGGTTGCACTAATTAATGTATCTTCACTTCCTAAAACAAATATGCTCATAATTGATGAAGGCTTCGGAGCACTTGATGAGATGAACGTAGAAATGTGTGGAAGATTATTAACCTCACTTAAACAATACTTTAAAAACATAATGATTATCTCACATGTCGACGCAGTTAAAGATATAGTTGATAACATTATTGAAATAACAAGTGATAAAAACAACTCACATGTATCACACAAATAAAAACCCGGGCCGAATAGGCCCGGGCTAGTTAAAAAACAATATTATTGTTTTAAAACGGTTTAACTTTATTGTACTCTAATACTAGAACATCCTGAGCAGATGTATGACGAATAGTCCAAGAGCTTCCATTGTCTGTTGAAGTGCTTATCTTGTTTCCTTTTGTACCACAAACTATAGTTGTACCATCCGAAGCTAGTCCCATGATTTGACCAGTCCCAGGTGATGTGACAGAACTCCAAGTAGCGCAGTTATCTGTTGACAAATATGGCTGACTACCCTTATTTGCAGTCATCCAAGTGTTTCCAGAAATATGACAAATTGCCCAAAGAGCTGAATTTGAAAGCCCTGTAACGACGCTCCAGCTATCAGTTGAACTATTATTTCCAAGCGAGGCTATTCGATGTGAAGTCGAACCATTTCCTGCTCTGAACCATATTCCGTTATTGTATTCTACGCCATTAGTTTGGCCCACGCTTTGCAAGCTTACGTACCAGTTTAAGCCATCGTCTGTAGACTTGAGCAGCTTAGTCGAACCACCCATCAACCAATTACCACTGCCATCTGTTGCCAAACAAATGTTAAGTCCTGCGGACGGAGTTGTGATTTTAGACCAAGTAGAACCACCATCAGTAGATCTATGCACATCATTACCTGTTGCAGCAATCCATGTTCCGTTAGCACCGTATTCAACTGTTCTTGCTAGATCTGAAGAACCTGCCCAGTTTACTGATGTCCATGTATTACTTGTAGTTGGATCGCCCGATTTTCTAAGCTCAGGGCTAGTGTTTGTAGAAATAATCCATTGATCATTACTACTACCGTCTTTACCAAAAGAAATGTCCCAATAGTCTGACGTTTCCCCTGCCGGACTTTCATATTCTGTCCATGTAATTGCATCAGAAGAATACATTACTCTTCCGTCTCTACCTACTCCTGCCCAGAGCGGCGTGTGGCTTTCGCCACTGTTATCATAGTTAACGCCTGTTAATGTAAACGTTCCCATAAAATTTTCCTTTTTTTATTGATGATTTGTTTTAACTAACTTTAACTTATCTATAACTATGATACAAAAACTAAATTATTTGTTATAATTAAATTTATGAATATAAAAAAAGAAAACGCTTTGTATACGATAATTGTTGATGAAAATGATACAAATCAAGTTCCACTTTTTTGTGAAGTCTGTGACCTTCCAATGCTTAAAAACGAAGATGATTCTTCATATAGGGAATTTGAAAGTTGCGACCATTGTTCTACTATGTGGGCATATCAAGATAAAGAAAAATGGTCAATGGGTGAACGCCCAAAACAAAGCATAATAAACAAAGATAAAGAATTAAGAACAAGAATAAGCAATAAATTCATTCTTTAATATATTTATAACAAATACAGGATATAAAATGTTATCACAAGAACAAGTTAGAGCCCTTGGGCAAATATTAGACACTACATTCGGGCGTAGTTCGACAACAGACTCTGCAACTGCGTCATTCAAAACAAAGCTTCAGGGTGAATTGTTAACAGTTACTTACGCAACAATCAGAAAGTTTGCGTCAGAGAGTGATCAGTGGGAGCAGTCAAAAGATTTTGATAAAGAATCAGCTCAGCTAACAGATAATTTTATGAAAGATGTAAAGAAAGATTTCAAAGAAGCATCTGGCTCTGCATTGAAGTTAAAAGAGCAGTCTTCAACAACTGATTTTGAAGTGATAGGTGTTCAAGGACATATTAGCCCAGCTAGAACTGTCTACTGCAAAAGAATTACAACATTTGAAATAACAAATTAAGAGCCAGAATGGCTACTAATCAAAAAACACGACAGATAAAAGAAATAATAAAATGCGGTAAGCAGCCAACATATTTTTTTAATACGTACGTGAAAATACAGCATCCAGTTCGTGGTAGGATATCATTTAAGACATATCCATTCCAGGATGATTGCACACAAGAATTTATTGATAATCGCTTTGTAGTCGTAAATAAGTCACGCCAACTTGGTCTTTCAACATTAGTCGCAGCATATTCTGTTTGGTTGGCATTATTTCAAAAAGATAAAAATATATTAGTTATTGCTACAAAACTTGCTGTAGCGCAGAATTTTATTAAGAAAGTTAAGACTGTAATTAGGGAAATGCCCAAATGGCTTGTATTACCAGAGATTGTATCTGACAATAAGCAAGTGATTGAGTTTTCAAATGGCTCGTCAATTAAAGCGGTTCCAACATCTGATGATGCTGGTAGATCTGAAGCGTTGTCACTTCTTATCATTGATGAAGCTGCTTTCATTCATAACTTTGATACACTTTGGACTGGTTTATATCCTACTCTAACAACTGGTGGTCGTGCAATAATTTTGTCAACACCAAATGGAGTCGGCGGACAATTTCATAAAATTTATACAGATGCAGAAAAAGGCGTAAACGATTTTAAACCAACATTATTACCATGGAATGTACACCCTGAACATGATGATGAATGGTTCAAAACTACAACAAATAATCTATCGAAGCGACAGACGGCACAAGAATACCTATGTGACTTTGCGTCATCTGGCGCAGTTTTCTTGGCTGACGATGATATTGAATGGGTAAATACAACAGTTAAAAAACCTATTGACCGTGAGGGTCCAAATTTAAATATATGGATATGGAAGCAACCGCTAAGTGAACATAAGTATATTATATCAGCAGACATTTCTCGTGGAGATTCTAAGGATTTTTCAACATTTCATATTATAGATATAGACACAGGAGAGGTTGTTGCCGAATATCAGGGCAAAATACCCCCAGATAGATATGGCGAACTATTAAATGAATACGGCTTAAAATATAATAAAGCATTGATGTGCCCAGAGAATAACTCATATGGATATGCAACTATATTAAAATTAAAAGACTTAAAATATCCTAACATGTATTACAGAAATAGAAAAGGTGCGTTTATAGGTGATTATACACCAGATCAAGACATATCAATAGCTGGGTTTACAACATCTGGAAAAACAAGACCTCAAATACTTACAAAGTTAGAAGAAACAATAAGAAATAAGAATATCACAATATATTCTTCTCGTTTTTATGCAGAGATGAAAACATTTGCGTGGAAAGGGAACAAAGCTCAGGCATTAAAAGGATATAATGATGACCTTATAATGAGTCTGGCGATTGGTGTCTGGTTATATGATGGTTCATCTGACGGAGGTTCAAAGGCAAATGCGATTAACGCAGCAATGTTGGCCGCAATGGGTGTGTCATCTAAGAAGCATGACGGTAATAAAGTTGAAACAAAACTAAGTAATACAAAGATAATACCAATTACTCAATTTGGTGCTCCAGGGTCTAAGGCGCAGGTAAGCACACATACACAGCAAATCGACCCAATGTTTTCATGGATGATGGGTAACAATAAAAAATAATAAACAACGCAGCAGTAAGATATTAAAATACTGTATATTTAATACATACTGTAGAAAAATAAAAGTGCTTAAGCATAATACTTTTGTGAGAGAATAATGGCAGAAAATAAAAATCTATTCGGTAACTTAACTAGACTATTTAGAAGCGGCCCGGTTATTAAAAGAAGAGTCAGAGACTCGGCTCAGAATAATGTAGGCTCATCAGCATACGAATTATTTCGTAAATCAAACAGTGCTATTTACAATACAGCGATGTCTGCATACGGTTCATATGATAGAATGGCGCGTTCAGCTGACTTTGGAGAAATGGAATATTCCCCAGAAATAGCCAGTGCCCTCGATATATACTCAGAAGAAATCTGTGCAGCTGATGAGCATGGCCAGGTTCTTCATGTGCATTCAAATAATCCGCAAATTGAAGCATTACTAAGCGATTTATTTCTTGATACACTCAATGTTGATTTTAATCTTCCGTCTTGGGCAAGAAATCTTTGTAAGTATGGAGATTTTTTCCTGTTTAATGATGTTTCACCAGATCATGGTATTATTAATGCTTTTCCAATTCCGGTCAATGAAGTTGAACGTGAGGAGGGGTATGATCCTGATGATCCAATGGCAGTTAGATTTAGGTGGATTACGCAGGGTAACCAAGTCTTAGAGAATTGGCAAATATCACACTTTAGACTCCTTGGTAATGATGCCTTCCTACCATATGGCTCATCTGTTTTAGAGCCCGCACGTCGTATCTGGCGTCAATTAATCCTTATTGAGGACGCAATGCTTGTTTACCGTGTTGTTCGTTCTCCAGAACGCCGTGTATTTTATGTTGATGTTGGTAACGTACCACCTGAAGACATTGGCAATTATATGGAGCAGGTCCAAACAACACTGAAGAGAAATCAGGTTGTTGACCAAACAAGCGGAAGGGTTGACCTTAGATATAACCCACTTTCCGTTGATGAAGATTATTACCTTCCAGTCAGGGGTTCAGACTCTGGCACAAAAATAGATACACTCGCTGGTGGCGCAAATACCACAGCAATTGAAGATGTTGAATATATTCAAAAGAAATTATTTGCAGCGCTTAAGATTCCAAAGGCTTATCTTGGTTATGATGAGGGTCTCGGCGCAAAGGCGACATTAGCGCAAGAAGATGTAAGGTTCTCTCGAACAATTCAGCGTATGCAAAGAACAATTATTTCTGAGCTTAATAAAATAGCAGTAATCCATCTTTATGCTAATGGTTTTGATGGTGAAGATTTAATTGATTTCACGCTTAATTTATCTAATCCGTCAACTATTGCACAGCAGCAAAAATTAGAATTGTTCAGGACAAGATTTGAAATAGCCGGACAGGTTCCAGATGGCCTCGTTGATCGTGAGTGGATTCGCAAAAATGTCTTTAGGATGACTGATGAGGAGATTTCTTCAATTGAAGAGGGTCGTATTAATGATAAACTAAAGGACCTTGATGTTGAAAGTGTTGTTTCATCAAATGATTCAGCTGCTGGTGTGGAGGTCGGTCCACCACCAGAAGAGCCGATGATGGAAAAAGAAGAAAAGAATGATAGTATCATTGATGAAGATGACGATATTCGTCAATCAATTACAGATGAAGATGCACCGTTGAGAGCACAGGACAAAATGAATCGTGTTGCACCGTCTGAACTAATAAATGTCGACACGTCATCACCAACAAAAAATAAAAATAAACACCGTGTTAATAAGCATGGCCATAAGCTTCCAGTAACGGCTAATAATGACATAGACCACAGACCCAGGGCTGCATCAACAAATAGGTACGGTGGAAAAGTTCGTAAGCATGGATATGGAAAACAAGATCAAGACTCTATGGCGCATCCATTTGGTGCAAAATCAAATAGAACATTAAAAGCTACAACTGATTCAATTAAACCTCCAAAACCAATAATAATGGAAGATAAAGAAGATTTTAGTTTTAATAGCTATATCGATGACAAGCTTAACGAAAATGCGAAAATGACAGCAGAGCTTAAATCAACGCTTAAATCATTCGATGGTTTAAGAGAAAATAAAGAAAATAAAGAAAACAAAGAATAATTAATTTAAATGGAAACCAGAATGGCAAAACACAACAAAAAAAGAAATGTCGGTATTATATACGAGCTTCTCTTAAAGCATGTATCATCAAAACTAGTCGAAAACAAAAAAGCAGAAGCACAAATTGCACTTGATATTATAGAGAAGCGATTTGATCATAGTACTGAATTGTTCAAAGAGTTCAGGTTATTTAAGGCACTTACAACATCATCAGCTGATGACAGTGCTATAGCTGCAGCAATAATACAAGAGTCAAAAGCGGCCGCAAAAAGAATAGACGGTGAAAAACTTGAAGCTGAAAAAGGAAGATTAATTCATGATATCAACTACAAGATAAATGAATCAACATTTTATACGGCTTCAATTTCTGATTATAAGACTTTCGCAACAATTCAAACGTTAATTAATAATTGGCGAAGCGATGACAGGGCAGACCTTACTAAAATGGTTATGTATGAAGGCCAATTAATACAAAAATTGCTTGAAGTAAAAGAAGTTGCACCTGTACTTGAAGAACAAAAGACAGAGGACACAGATAAGCTTGTTATCAAGATAATGACTGAAAAGCTAAACGAAAAATATGCTGGAACACTCACGACTGAGCAAAAGGATATTATTAAGAATTACGTCTTCGCAGCTGCAAATGATGATATGAGTGAATTCACAAGCTATCTTGACTCAATCAAATCAAACACACTTAACGCTGTTTCTGAATTACATAAAGCAACAGACAATGATATTATTTTAGAGAAAGTTGAAGAAGTAAAAAACAAAATAAAATCTTTAAGAACAGATGATATACAGGATTCTACAATACAGAGGTTTCTGCAGGTTTCATCACTTAAAGACGAATTAATGAGGACATAATGGCTAAAAAACTACTTA